CCAGTTAGGGATGCCCAAAATTTCTGTGTCCCAGTGAAAGGAATTTTTAGGTCAAGATTGGGGGCTCTTTTTTTCATTATTTGTACTTCTCTAAAAATTCTTTGGTGCGCTCTATGGTTTCCATTCGCGCCTGCACTCTTCTATACTTTTCAAGAAGATGCTTCGCCTCATAAACTGCAGAGAGCACTGCTTTCTCACAATGATCTGTATCTATTGTGTTGAGATCGTGCCGCATATTGATCCCCCACTCATTCAAATTATCAAGAGCGTAGTTGAAGCCTAGCACCTGACTCAGGCTTTGCCCCGGAATTCCAAAAGGGAAAGGAGTATCTTGATTCTTCAGGAAAAGCCAGTTCCATAATCCCGGCGTGATCACATTGCCCAGGTGATCTATTGCCAGGGCAACGAGATACGAGAAGATACCCGAGTTCTGCATGATCTCCCGCGCCTTTTGTTTTTTCTTCCCAATGGTGCAGAAGTAGTGGATTGCCCCTGCGGGAATTGCCAGAGCTAAAATGAAGAACGCTGCCGCTACCAGGAATAACCCTTTAAGTAGGGAAAGTAGATTGATGACAGCTTCTTTAAGCCAGGCGAAGAAGTTGTTTGTGCTGCGGAAGATTTTGAGGGGGCTTTTCATTTTTATGGGATTGGAACTACTTCTAAATCGGTATCAACAATCTCCCAATCTGCTGCGGTGCTGTCATAGATTGGGTTCTGCTGGGTGTCCAGGAGCAAGCCTTTGACAATAAGATCCCTCAATGCATCTGTGAAGATTGTAGCAGGAGTATTTTGATCACCTACGGCAATTATATCTGTAGCAAAATAATTAAACAAGCCGTTCACTTGTTCTTTGGTTCTTATGACAGTTTTGGGGCCAATTGGAATGTAATTTTTCAAAGGTGTGCCAGCTTCGGTATTCCCTGAATCCACTACTTCGCAATCTTCTACTTTTATCGCATAGCGATTCAGCTTTTCCTGCCAAGTGTAATCTGTTACGACTATGGCAATAACCGCCTGTCGCTTGCTTCTGTCGCCTATGGTTAAGGCTTTGGTGCTTCTAATTATTTTCATATTTCAGTTTTTATCTGCCTAAAGCTGTATTTAATTTAACTATAAGGCGGTTAAGTTCTTCATTTTGTTTTTTGGTTAAGTGGTTCCCTATACAAACGAAACAAGCAGGCACGCCACCTCCATTAATACTGAATACTCGGGTAGGTTTGGTTCCTTCGTTCCCGTTACTGTCTTGTTCAATTAAAAGCCCATTTCGATAGTTCCTTTGAATGTTAAAATCTATTCTTTCAATCGTTAAAAGCCCTGTCGTTTGAGGAAGCGGCGTAATACATCGGGCTGTACTGGTGTCAGCATAAGCATCATTTAATAGCTGTCCGCTTGAAATTAAATGCCTTATCATCTGCTGGCCACTGTGTACCGAACCGACTAATTGATGAGTTCCGCCATTATGCGCAAGTGAAAAGAAAGAAATATGATAATTTTGGTCTTCTAAATCTTGTGGATAAATGCCTGTGCTTCTGTTTCCTCCTGTCCAGCGATTTGAGCCAAAAGTTGGAGCATTAACTATTTCTAAAGTATATTGAGAGGTGCTTTTTAAATTATATTTCGTTTCGTCATGAGTACTACCGATTGAAAGGTAAAAGGCTTTCATTCTATCCCACATTCCGCTCAGTTTTGCGTATAAAACAAAATAATGAACTTCCTCCTGAATCACTGGGTCTGCTATACCCGAAGCAGTATTGTGATTCGTGCTCTCTATTGTCGCATCGGTTGTCCCTGTGGTTGCGTTTATGGTAGCTTCACTGGAATTGTAATAAATATCGACCGCCCTTACTGTTATATTGTAATTTGTCGAAGGGTTTAAATCCTTCGCGTAAATATCATTTACAGAAATACATTCCCTGTTAAAAACGCCGTTAACGAAGACTTGGTAAAATTCTATCCCATTTAAAGACGCGGGCGGCGTAAGGGTTAATTTTAAGGCTGTCGCGTAAGCCGTTTCAGAACTTAAGTCGGTAATGTTCGCGGGTTTATCAAAGTTCTGCACAAATGAAACAAGCGCGCCGCGGTTAATAGCATAGGAAAGGTCGGCATCTAATCCTCCATTGTTATTGGTTTCGAGAAAAGGATTTGCATAAATTCTCGAGCCCGCCGAAATATTGTAAAAAACTCCGTCAGTAGATGAATTTCCTAGTTTTACGCATTTCGGTAAATAAAAAATGCTTTGCTTTTCATTATCGCTTGATTGATAAAAAGTTGATGAATTACTTTCTAAGGCTTCGGGAAAGTAAAATTCAAAAATTTTAACGCCGTCAAAAAGTGCTGGGGCCAAATAAGAAGCGCCTTTAAAATCAATATTTTTTAAACTTGTACAAGTGTTAAAAGCTCCTATTTCTAATCTTGTAACTTTCTGCTCTAAATCCTTAAAATAGGTAATATCCGTAGTCGAAAACTTCGTTCCGTTGGTGCTGTTTGGAATCGGATAAGGGTTTTCGATACGTGCTTCGATATTGTCGCCGACTATATTAAATTGCGTGATATCAGCTTCGGGAATTTCTAAAATAGCTGCTAAAGCTGCCGCAGTAGGAATTTCCGTCGCTTGCCCGCCTATCAATGTATTAATGCTAGTTGAAGCTGGCTCTCCGTTTTTCCGTGAAAATATGTAATCTGTTCCTATCATGCTGTTAAATCTCCGTAAAGGTTCAGTTTTCCATTCACCACAAAAGCGTGGCACATTTTCCGTTCGGTCAAAATCAATCCGTCAGGGCTGTCTAAATCTGCCCCTGCATTTTGATCGGCAAAATTTGTTATTCCTGCTGCACTTGTAGCGACGTTAAATTCAAAGTCAGTTCCTAAACCTCCTGTGGGATAGGTAAGAGTAATATTTGCGGTCACGTACAGCTTCCTGCCTTTGTCGGCTAAGGTTAAAAGTCTGGAAGTAGAAACAGGAACGGGCGGCTTGCTTTCCAACGCAGTAAGCCTGTTCTCAATAGCAGTAAGCTGCGCATCGAGGTTCATGCTTTCCTCCTCGCTGCGCAGTATATAGTCGGTAGCATCGCCGTTTGTGGTGCCTAAGTAGTCAAACCACGCTCGGCCTGCCTGTACATCTGGGTGCGCACTGGCATCATCAACCCGGTAGCTGCCATTAACTACCTGCTGCGCCTGCCCCGCGTATAATGCAGCCATCGTAAGGTAGGAGACGGGAGCGGTGCCGCCGGAGGCCTTATCTTCCCAAATGATGCCGCCGTTGCCATCTGTAACTCCTACTTTTCCTGCAGTGGCAGGAATGTTCTCAAAACCTGCTCCTGCATCTCCTTTTTCACCTTTCAGGCTTGCCACCCATTCAGCTTCAGTTCCGACAAATCCATTAGCGACAGCTACTTCATAAGCAGAAGCGCCTTCATCGCCGGGCTCACCTTCTAAACTGGTAAGCCATTCGGCCTCAGTTCCCTGGAAGCCATTGGCGACAGCTACTTCGTATGCGCTTTTTCCTTCTACTCCTTCAATGCTAGCAACCCACTCGGCTTCAGTTCCCTGGAAGCCATTATCGACTGCAACCTCATAAGCAGAGGCTCCTTTGATACTCTCCAGCCATTCGGCTTCTGTGCCTTGGAATCCAAAAGCGACTGCAACTTCATAAGCAGATAATCCGTTGTTGCCATCTTTTCCGAAGCCAATGTATCCGCCGTTGTGCCACAGGTAAGCGATCTTCTCGTCCAGAACGATGTACCAGATGCCGCTTTGCCCTTCGGCAGGGCGAGCGGTTTTGGTGGTGTATAATTGAATTGGGGCTGTATTTACTGTGACGGTCCAGGCGGCATTATTAAATTTGGCTATGCTTTGAGGGTCACCGGTGCCGGGGTCAATAACGGCAAAACCGTCCACTTCGGCGTCCGGGAATTGTGCCTCGAGTAATGCAAGAGAGGTGAAAAAGCCATAAAATTTACTGCCTTCTGCAGCGCGACTTATTTCGTCAATATGAACCGCATGGTCTATAAGGATATCGGCGATCTCCTTGAAATCCTCTGCCGTCGCCTCGTTGATCCTGTTGATGGACGGGATGACGTTCTGTTTATTTTTTATTTCGTTTGAAGGTCTTAATGCCTGGGCCATAGTTGCATCTTAAAAACTGATTATACTCTTCGTGTTATGAACCGGGGATGTCCTGGTCGCGGTTTCCTTTTGGAAGAACTGAACGAACTTCTCTTCATTCTCCTGTAAGTATTTTATAAGCTTCTTCAGGTATTCATTCCCGTCGCTGAATTTTATCCTGGCGAAGTTCTCCAGGTCTCTTGCTGGTAACCGGTTATAGGTTTCGCCGGGCAACTCTTCAGAAGTGATCACCAGGCCGTTTGGAGTAATAGCAAAAGCGCCTTCATTTGCCAGCTCGGCCACACACAATGATACCTGGGCTGCCTGGCAGAGCTTAAGGGCTTTTTTCTCTTCGGGCTGGATGCCATGCTTTATTTGAAAAACCGTCTCAGCTCCAAGCAGGGCTTCGAAATATTTATCTTCTACCTTAAGCAGGTGGGGCCTAAGCCTTAGGAAGGTAAGACGGCTATTGTCTATATTATAATGTCTTTGGAATTCGGATGTCTGCCGAATGAACAGCTCTTTGAATTGGGTGTAACCGGTAGAATCTACCCATTGCGGGAATTCACCTTCATTATTCTCCATGATTTGGAGTGCTTCATCAAAGGCTTTGTTCCCGGCTTTAAGCAGTCTTCTTCTAAGATCCTTGAGCTGCCCATAACTAGCGGGAACTGCATCTTTTGAAGTGCTCACGTAAAATCCACCGTTGCCAATATGGATCACTCCCACATTGGAATAATCGAGCATTGCAAGATTTGAGGAGGCTTCTTCCAGGCGATCAAAGACTTCTTTTGGAATGACTTCCACAGGAACCTCTTCGCTCCACGCGGCATATAAGGCATTGCCTAACACCGGTTTGATATACTGGCGCTCCTGTGTCTTTATATATGGAGCGATGAGCTCGAAATCAAAATTAACGGCACAAGTCACGTGTTCTTGGAAAGCGGCGATGTTTTTGACTATCATCTTATATCTTGTTTTCGGTTCCGGTTGGATTCTTGTCTAGCGTGGTGAGTTCGGTGGCTGCAAAATCTCCCTCCAGGTTCTCATCCCAACCATTATAGTCACGCAGCAGTCTCCATATTTCGAGAGAGGTTTCGCGCTTGGTTTTGAAGAGGCTGTTAAGGATGCTAAAAGCTTCCCGCTTGTCAGATCCGCCGCCTGAGTTTAATTTTCCCCCCGGGATCCCCACACCCATAAGGTTGGGGTCTACTCCAATTGCGCTCATGATCTCGGAGTTACCCGCAGAAGAATCCAGGAGGCCTTTGCCTTCACTCGAATTCTCGTCTTTAATTGAGGTAACTTTGATGCCTTCAATCCACTGGCCGCCGGAATCCTTGAAAGTCACCGACTGGATGGATTTTCCTGCGTTTTTATTCCCGGCAAGATGGGAGTCAATAGCATCTGCCAGTTCCTGGCGAATTTGCTTCTTTTTGTCGGGTGTGAATTTGTGCCAGTCCTGCTCGTATGACCTAAGAAAATATTCTTCGGAAATATGGACCATGTATTTTACATTCAGCTGATTCTCGCTGAAGTGCTTCTTATATTCTGGGATCGCGTTGACCACTTCCATCCATCCATTTCGGAAAACCGAATGGTGCGAAGGCTCGGGATAATACGTCTCATCTACCAGTGGGTAAAAAATAGGCATGGCGAATTTGTGGATCCTGTTGCGCTTGCAGTGTTCTTTGATCTCCTCGGCACTGAGGTAAAAATCGACCACCGGGATCCTTTGCACGTATTCACTTTCCGGAGTTAAATTCCGGGTCCAGTTGTGACTGAAATATGCATTTTCAACAAGTCCGGTTTTTGGGTTGATCACCTCATAGCGCATTTTAGTGGTTTGCATGCGCCGCAAGCTGTAGATCTTATTATAGTCGTTTGAAAGAATGAATTCTGGCCAGCCGAGATCCCAGGTTTCGAGATCGGTGATCAATTCGGTAAAAACGCGGTGCATTTTATTTCTTCGGAAGAAATCTCGGATCTCTGGCTGGGAGCTAAGTGGGACAATTTGTTTGTCCTCCTTGCCGTCGTCAGATTCATCTGCACGCCACAACCTGAAGCCCTGCCCATAATGAGCGGCCCGGTTAAAGCGATAACTGGATCCGCCGGCGCCGTTTTTCTTAAGCACTTCCATGAACTTTTTAGGATACTGGTTGTCTTCACCCCAAAGGGCGATTTTTCCCGTGGCTCCTGTTTTATTCTCCACCGGCACGTGCGTATGAGGAGAAGACATGGTAAAGGCGGCGGTTTTGCCTGTTCCGAAGCTTAAGTAATCGTTATGCTGAATTATCTGTGCCATTAATAGATGACTTTTTTACCGTTAAAGGTGATGATGTAGTTGTAATGGATCTTCTTGATCTCGCCCGACTCCAGGCGGATGTTTCGGGTCTTGTGTGGAAAATGCTGAGGGTTCTTTTTGATCTTCCTGGTTTCTGAAGGCTTGAACTTCAAATGAGCCAGGGGATCGAGGGGTTTCTCCTTCATCACCAGCTTCGCATTGTCGTAACTATTCAATTTCCCGCCGGTTTTGCTGTTTTTATTGAGGGTTCTTACAGTGATGTCAAATTTCACGGCGCGACCTTCATGATTAGGGGTGCGCATGATCTCCAGGACATCATTTATGTAAATAGTCTCTTCTTCCATACTGCTAATTTGGAGTAGAGGCGATTCAGAAAAAAGGACAGGCGCGGTGATGTCCTTTTTTAGCGGGGCCAGGTGCAGGAATTTTAGGTTTTAAAGCCCTAAAATTTGCCAAACTTAATTACTACAGATAGCCATTTTGAGAAGATCCTGGCCTCTTTCCTTAGGGAGGAGAGCGTAAGCCTTTCTCCCTTCGAGGAGAAAATGAAAGACCGTATAAAAACGGCTTTTTCGCTGCTTCTCAATTTTCATAGCCGGGAGCAGGCCGCAGCCGTCCTGGAGCAACAATTCGAGATTTCAAAAGCCACTGCATACCGGGATATTGGGAACGCACTCAAGATCTATGGTGATATCAACAAGGCCTCCAAAGAAGGCATGCGGTATATCATTTTTGAGTACAACCAAAAGCTGCTTCAGCTCGCAACCAAGGAAAAGAACCTCGAGCAAATGGGCCGCGCCCTGGACAGGATGATCAAACTGGCCGAGCTAGACAAAGAAGAGAACCT